ATGGAACGCGAACCGTTTGGATGCTGGCTGATCGCCCAGCGTGATCGCGGCGATTGGATCGACGACGTGGCCGCTGCCGCCCGGAAGGACCCGCATTTTCCGAGGGACGGCTCCCCAGAGGATGTACGCGGACGTCTTCGCGAGTTGACGGCCGATGGAGACGTGTTCGCGGCGATCGACGACGCCGAACTGGATTGGCGTAGCCTATGACCCGCTCCCGCTACGTGCGATCGCCGGCCAACACCGGCCCCTCAAATATGGGTGGGGTCTCGCAAAAAACCTAACATTCCTAACATCGGCGGAAATCCGCCGTTCCCGGCCTAACATCCGTCTAACCTAGACCTAACCTGATTAGATTTCGAAAACCTAACATTTCAGTCTCAAAAAACGGCAGATTTCCGCCGATGTTAGGTTTTTTGGCTGAAGAGGTGCGGTTTGGTTAGGTCTTCCGCCTTACAAATTTATTATTTGAAAATAGATACTTAATAAAGGATCGCCCAAGGGATTAGGGATGTTAGGGTTTTCCGATAGCCGCCCCCACTTTGAAGGCGGCGGCGCGAAAAAATTTGGAGCGGGACGTGCTCGGACCTGAGCACAAAGCAAGCCGCCGGGCTGCATCAATCCGCATCGCGAACGCACGCGGCGATCGGGCGCTCAAAGACCCGCACCGCTTGGCTGTGGCGGGTGCCTTACTGTTGCATCAAAAGCGACCCCAGAAGCGGGGAGGCGAGGCGGGGGGCCTTGCGCGGCGCGCGGGATTGAAATGCGCTCGGCTTGCCTGGGGCAGGCACCGGGCGCACATCGGCTTGATCGGCGCATGCGCCGTGGAGCGATCGGGGGGCACGAATGGAAGAGGGGAAGCTGCGGCACCGGCTCACGCTGTTCGGACGGCCAGTGGGGCCATGGCGGGCGAGCCGCGAGGCAGCGGAAGCCGACGCGCTTCGCAAGAGACTGGGCAGCCGCGAGCCCTGGGAACGGGTGGCTTATCTGGGCGTCGGCGTGGCCATTCAGAGCGCACCGCGCGTCGGACGTGCGGACGCGCCCGACGATGCGCTCTGTGAGGTCGCGGATCTCGCCGCGCGCGCGGCCGGCGTCACGGCGCCGGGCTCCTCGGTTAGTCGATCGCGAAATTAGAGAGGATGAGCTCGCCCGCCCGCCTCGGCGCCGCGCCGACCTGATAGGTGGTCTCCACCTCGAGCCGATGAAAAGCCGCGAAGATCTCGCGCACCTCGGGGCAATCGTTGATCGAGAGCAGGAAGCGCCCCTGGATCCCGGCGAGCAGCTCGGCGAGGCGTCCGAAATCGGCGCGGCCAAAGACGTCCTGGCCATAATCGCGCTCGCAGCCGAAATAGGGTGGGTCGAGGTAGAAGAGCGTACCGGGCCGATCGTAGCGGCGGATGAACTCGGCATAGTCGAGCCGCGTCGATCACGACGCCGGTCAGCCGCTCGTGGATGTCGGCGAGCATCGGTTCGAGTCGTGAGACGTTGAAGCGCGCGCTCTGCATCGCCACGCCGAAGTTGCGCCCCTCCACCTTGCCGCCGAACGCCAGCCGCTGCAGATACAGGAACCGCGCCGCGCGCTGCAGATCGGTGAGCCGATCGGGCGGCAACGCGCGCAGCCGCTCGAACTCGGCGCGGCTCGCCACCCGCCAGCGCAGCATGTCGATGAAGTAGGCGTAATGCTCCTGGAGCACGCGGAAGAGGGTGGCGACGTCACCCGACGCATCGTTGATGATCTCGACCGCCGGCCGCCGGGTGCGGCGCAGGAAGATGCCGCCCATGCCGACGAACGGCTCGGCATAAGCGTCGCACGCGATCCGGTCGATGATCGCGACCAGGCGGCGGGAAAGGTTGCGCTTGCCGCCGATATAGCCGGCGGCGGGGCGGACAGGGGAAACGGGCAGGCTTAACGAATTCATAGCGGTCACTCGCGCAAAAAGGCCCCGCCCGGTGCACGGGTGCGGGGCGGCCTGATCGGCCGGTTGGATCGTGGCGAGTGTGAGCTCGTCGGTGGGCCGCGTTCCAGCGCGGCTCCCCCCGCCCGGCCGGAGCCGGACGGGAGTGGGTATCATGCCGCTTTCGGCGCCGGCGCGAGCAGGTCGTAGGGCGCGAACCGCACCGCCTCGGCGCCCAGCCAGTCGTTCAATTCGAGCAGCCGCGTCTGCAGCGGCTCGATCTCGTTGCGGAAGAAGACGGCCGCCGCCTTCTCGACATCGCCGAAGCCGCCGGCATTGGCAGGCACCACGCCGAGCAGCTGCGGCGGCACGCGGTGCGCGGCGAGCATATCGTCGCGCGTGGTATTCTTGATGCCGAGGAATTCGTCCTTCGCGGCCGCCTCGCCGATCGGGATCAGCTGCAGCCCGTCTTTCTTCCCGCCTGGGACGTGGAGGAACAGGTTGCGGAAATTGCCGAGGCCCTTGGTGCCGGCGAGCGCGGTCTCGAGATCCTCGGCGTCCTCGTCGTCGAGCCCGGCGTCGGTGGCGTAGAGGATGTAGCCGGCGTGCGAGCCGTTATCGTAGTAGCGCCGCCGGAACAGTGTCGCCGCCTCGTTGAGCAGCGAGCTCTGCAACGCCGAGAGATAATCGGGCGCGCCATAGATCTCCTGGGTAAGATCCGGCTCCGCGAGATGGAACACGCTGTCGGGCCGGAATTCATGCGGCGCACGCGCATCGGTGACGAACCAGTAATGCCCCGCCTCGACCCCGACGCGGGTATAGACGCCGAGCACCGGCGCCATCGTCAGCGGCCGGCCGGCGAGATTGTCGCGGCGCTCGAGATAGCCGTTGCCGAGCACGAGATAGTCGAGCACCCAGCGCCCGAACGTCGAGGCCGAGAGCAACGCCGACGGCACGAAGGTCTTGAGCAGCATGTTGCGCTTGACCACGATCGCCGAGCTGTGGTGCGGCGCGATCCGGTAGGCGCGCGCGAGGTGGCGCGGCGGGATCGGCGGCTCGTACCACCGCCCGGCCCGGACGCACTCGAGCATATCGAACAGGGTGCGCCGGCTGAGCACCGGCTCGGGGTCGCCGAAGCTGAATAGGCGTCGCGCGGCGGCTTTCCGGGGCGCGATCGCGCCGGCGGCGTCGGGCTGGCTGTCCGTCATTACCGAAGATCCTCAGTCTGCTCTTGCGCGGACGCCCATCGTCCGCGTCCATCGGCTCATTGTAGAGGGCGTGCATGATCGCCCAGGCGAGGTCGGCGTGGCCGATCGCTTCGCTGCGCTGGGCGACATAGGTGATCTGGCGGCCGGAGCCGGTGAGCTGCGGGCGGATCGCCATGAAGCTCGCGGCGACATCGGCCCAGGCGGCGTCGAACTCGATCCGGCCGGCGGTGAAGACGTGCTTGGCCTTGTAGACCATCGCGGTCTTGACCTGCAGGTTGTAGTCGATCCGCGTCGCGCGCGGGAAGAATTTGACGACGCACTGCCAGACCGCGGCGCCGGCGCCGGTGGTGTCGATCGCGATATGCTGGACGTTGTAGCGCTCGCAGAGCTTCTCGATCTCGTCGGCCTGGGCGGAGAAGTCCTTGCCGCGCCAGCGATGTTTTTCGAGGATGCGGAACTTGCCCTTGGGCCCGTCGGGCGGCGCGACGACGACGCATGCGGCATCGTCGCCGTTGGCGCTCTCCTGCGGGTCGTAGCCGATCCACACCTCGCGGTCGCCGAACGGCCTGAGCGCGTAGGAGTTGAAATCGCGCCACGTATCGAAGCTGTCGACGCACGCGCGCCTCATCAGCGCGAACGGGAACATCGAGACGGTGTCGTCGATGAAGTTGCACATATAGAGGTTGTCGAAGACGTCGGGCGCCTTGCGCGCGCGCAGCTCCTCGATGTCGAACAGGTCGCAGCCGGCGGCCTCGGCATCCTCGATCGTGACGATGTGGCGCCAGATCCGGTCGGGGCCGAGCGCCCCGGCCTTGAGCGCGGCGTGGGTGACGGCGAAGCAGCTCGCGCGCGACGTTCTGCTCTCGACCAAAAAGCTCGGCGGACTCCAGGCGGTGCGCGTGCCGTATTTCCCGGCCGGCAAGATCGCGGTGACCCGGCTCGATAACCTGTCGATCTATGCCCAGGAGGGCACCGAGCGCCGCGCGATCATCGACCAGCCCGATCTCGACCGCGTCGCCGATTTCGGCAGCGTCAACGAAGCCTATGTCGTCGAGGAGAACGGCTTGATGGCCGTCGCCGAAAACATCGTCATGGCGGCGAAGGCGGAGGATGCCGGTTGATGAGTGTCGTCCGCAACCATCGCCAGCGCATCCTCGCCGCCAAAGCCGCCGGCGACGCGCCGGCCGGTATCGCCAGCCACAGCGGCCGCGCCGCCGGCGAGTATGACCTGATGCGCGCCCGGCTCGGCAACGATCTGCGCCGTCTCCACGATATCCAGTCGGTCGAGGGCAAGATCGAACTCAAGCGCGAACTGCTCCCCGCCTACGCTGCCTGGGTCGAGGGCGTTCTCAAGGGCATGTTCGAGACCGGACGCGGCATCGACGATGAGATCCTGCCGGTCATCATGGTCTGGCGGATCGACACCGGCGATTTCCGGGATGCGATGCCGCTCGCCGCCGCGATGCTCCGCTTCGGGCTCTCGCTGCCCGAGCGCTACAAGCGCACCCCGGCGACGCTGATCGCGGAGGAAATCGCCGACGCCGCGCTCAAGGTGCTCGGCAGCGACCAGGATTTCGATCTCGAAATTCTGCTCGGCGTCGATCTGCTGGTCAAGGATCAGGACATTTTCGACGAAGTCCGCGCCAAGCTCGAGGCGGCGATCGGCCGTCAGCTCGCGCGGCAGGCTCGCGCCCTCGATGACGACGCCGACGGTCCGGCCGGCGGCAAGCGCGCCACGCTCGACGCCGCGATCGCGCGGCTGACGCGCGCGCGGCCTCAACGAGCATGTCGGCGTCAAGAAGGAACTCGACGGCCTCAAGCGCGAGGCCGCCCGCCTCGCGGCGGCCGTCCCCGAATCGGCCGGGGCCTGACCCCCGGTTCACCCGCTCGCCCCCCGGCGCTCGGGGGCGGAAAGCACCCGGCAAGACGGCTTCGGCCGGATCGCGCCTGGCGCTCTCCTCACCCCCGAATACCGGGCGGCGAACCAACGGAGGCCCTATGACCGAACCGAAATGGCTCGTCCTCGCGCGCGGCGAGATCGGTACCCACGAAATCCGGGGCGCCAACGATAATCCGAAGATCCTCGCCTATCGCAACGAGGCCGGCTGTGGCTGGGTCCAGGGCTCGGAAGAGGCGGTGGCGTGGTGCGCGATCTTCGTCAACGCGATGCTCGCGCGCGCCGGAGTCCGCGGCACCCGCTCGCCGGCGGCCAAGAGCTTTTGCGCGAGCCGCGATTTCGTCACGCTCCACGCGCCGGCGCCGGGCGCTATCACCGTGATCGAGCGCAGCCCGCCGCATCCGTCGTTTGGCCATGTCGGCTGCTGCGCCGGCGCCGATGCCGCCACCGTCACCCTGCTCGGCGGCAATCAGGCCGACGCCGTCAATCTCTCGCGCTTCGCGCGCTCGCGGGTGTGCGGCTTCTACTGGCCGGCGACGGTGCCGCTCCCGGCCGGCGGCGATTTTCTCGCCTCGGCGCCGGCGGTGGCCGGCGGCAAGGTCGCGTGAGCCTCTCGGTCTCGATCCCCGCGCCGGTCGCCCCCGATGGCGGCCCGGTCGCGGCCGACGCCTTCTTGCCGGCGGTCGCGCCCGATGCCGTCCGCGCGGCGATGCGGCTCGGCACGACGGTGGCGCCAGCGCGGCTGCGCGCGGCGATCGTCGCCGCGATCGCGACCGCCGCGCGCGATCTCGATGCATGGCGGATCGAGCAGATCGCATCGGGCCATGACACGCTCGCGAGCGTGCCGGCGCCGGCGATCGACGGCGTCTCGGCCAAGGTGCAGGCGTGGCAGCGCGCGGTGATGAGCTACGCCGCCGCCGACCTCGCCGAGACCCATGCCGAGATCTCGGCCACGGCCGACGGCTTGCAGCGCGCCGGCGAGGTCGCGATCCCGGTCGATCAGCATCGCCGCAACGCGCTCCACGCGATCCGCGACATTATCGGCAAGCGCCGCGCCAGGGTGGCGCTGATCTGATGGCGGCGATCGTCGTCACGGCGCTCGGCGGCGAATGTCTCGACGCGCTGGTCTGGCGCGCGATCGGCGCCGGCAGCGGCGCGGTCGAGGTGGTGCTCGACGCCAATCCCGGCCTCGCCGCCGAGGCCGCCGCGCTCCCCGAGGGCCGCGCCGTCCTGATCCCGGCGACCGCGCCGGCCGCCGACACCCTCCCACTCATCAATCTCTGGGACTGACCATGGACAAGCTGCCACGCGAACTGATCGACGCGCTCCTCTCGCTCGCCGCCGCGCTCGCGCCGGCGGCGATCGGCGCCGCGGTCGCCCAGGCGTGGGAAAAGGGGCTGAGCTGGGGCCAGCGCCTCGTCCAGTGGGCGGTCGGGATCTGCGTCTCTTATTATGTCACGCTCGGGATCAGCGCCTGGCTCCACCTCGACCCGTTCGTCTCGCAGGCGATCGGCTTTGTCGTGGCGATGGTCGCCTTCCGCGCGACGCCACGCTTTATCGAGGGGGTCGCGGCCGCCGCATCCACGCTGCCCGATCTCGTCCTGGCTCGGCTCGGGCTGGGGAAAGACCGATGATCGCCGCGCTCAAGGCCATGCTCGGCTGGCTCGTCCAGGAGCGCAGCTACGCCACGCTCCTGCTCGTCGCGGCCGCCGCCGGCGCGCTCTACGTCTGGGGGGCGACCGGGCGCGCCGATCGCGATCGCATGGTGGCGTGGGGGGAGACGGTCTGCGCCGCCGCCGGCTCGGCGCTCGATCCGGGGCAGGGCAAGCGCGGGGCGGCCTGCCAGCAACGGGTCGCCGCGCTCGCCGCGCACGAGCGCGCCACGGCGATCGAGAGCGCGCGGATCCTCGCCGAGGCCGCGCGCGAGCGCGAGGCGAAGGCGGCCCAGGATGGCGAACGCGCACGCGCCGCCGCCGCCGATGCGCGCGCGGCCGCCGAGACGATGGAGAAGGTCAATGCGGGTATCGGATCTGACGATCGCGTGGGCGCTGATTGGTTTCGCGCTCTTAATCGCGCTGGCGGGCTGCGCGCGGCCGGCGGCTGAGCCGCCGATGGCGCCGGCGACGATCGCGATCCGCGACACGCCGCCCGCCGACCTGCTCGTCTGCCCGGTGGCGCCGGCCGGCTTTCCCGAGGCTGCGACGGCGACCCTGCCGCCCCCGGTCCGCGCCGCCGCGATCCGCCTCGCCACCGCTTATGCGCGCGTCTCCAGCCAGCTCGAGCGCCTGATCGGCTGGGTCAGCCCCGACACCAACGGCGCCGCCTGCCCGGATCAGCGCTGATGCTCAAGCCGCGCAGTCTCGCCGCCGCGCTGGCGGGCGCGGTACCCGATCTCGCCACCGATCCCGACCGCTTCCAATGCTATGTCGAGCGCGGTCGGCTGGTCGCGCGCGCCACGCCGGGGCTCGGCTTCGAATATCACTATCAGCTCGCGATCTTCGTGCTCGATTATGCCGGCGAACCCGATGCGATCCTGTTCCCGCTGCTCCAGTGGCTGCGCGTCAACCAGCCCGAGCAGCTGCTCAATCCCGAGCTGCGCGACGACGCGCTCCGCTTCGAGGTCGATCTGCTCGACCAGCACCATTGCAACATCTCGATCGAGATCCAGCTGACCGAGACCGTCACGGCCGCCGCGCGCGACGATGGCGGTTACGATCTCACCCATGGCGACGAACCGGGGCCGGTCGATGGCGAGGCCTATGCCATCCTGAAGGAGCTCGGGCTCCTCCAGCCGGGCGAGCAGCCGGCGGCGCTCTGGCCGCCGGCGGCGGACTGATGGCCGAGGATCTCGCCGCGCTCGAACGGACCTTCGCGGCGCTGGTCGCCGACATCGCGCCCGATCGCCGGCGGCGGCTGACGCGCGCGCTCGCCGCTGAGCTGCGCCGCGCCCAGGCGCAGCGTATCGCGGCCCAGGTCGATCCCGACGGCGTCCCGTTCGAGCCGCGCAAGTCGCGCGGCCCGCACCGGCGTGGCGTCGCCGGCAAGGCGGCCGGCCGCCGCCTGACGAATGGCGCCGGCAAGGCGATGTTCCGCAAGCTGCGCGGCGCCCGATATCTCAAGGCGCGCAGCGACCCCGGGACGATCGAGGTCGGCTTCTTCGCCGGCCGGGCCGGTCGGATCGCGCGCGTCCATCAGGAGGGGCTGCGCGACAAGGTCGATCGGGAGCGGAGCAGCGTCGAGGCAACCTATCCGGTGCGCCGGCTGCTCGGCCTCGCCGGGGCTGATCGCGAGCGGCTGCTCGACCGGCTGTTGGCCATGCTGGCGTGACCGCGCGCGAGGCGCGGTTCCCGTTGTAGAGCCCCGGCTCTACAACGGCGCGTCGTGGCGCCGCGCGTTCGATCGCGCCGAAGTCGCCCCATGACCGACAACTCGACCTTCACGGCCGTGGACCTTTCGCGCCTGCCCGCCCCCTCGGTCATCGAAGCGCTGTCGTTCGAGACGATCTATGCCGACATGCTGGCGCGCCTGCAGCTGCTCGCACCCGGGTTCGACGCCACCGTCGAATCGGACCCGGCGATCAAGATTCTCCAGATCGCGGCCTATCGCGAGACGCTGTTGCGCGCCCGGGTCAACGATGCCGCGCGCGCGGTGATGCCGGCATTCGCCACCGGCGCCGATCTCGACCATCTCGCCGCCCTGTTCGGGGTCGCCCGCCTGCTCGTCAGCCCGGGCGATCCTGAGACCGGCACCCCTCCGACGATGGAGTCCGACACCGATCTCCGCCGGCGTCTTGTCCTCGCCCCGGAGGGCTATTCGGTGGCCGGTCCCGAGGGGGCCTACATCTTCCACGCGCTCTCGGCTGACCCCGCCGTTCTCGACGCGAGCGCGACCAGCCCCGCGCCCGGCACCGTCGTCGTCAGCATCCTCGCGCGCGACGGCGACGGCACCGCGTCGCCCGGGCTGCTCGCCGCCGTCACCGCCTGGCTCGGCGCCGAGACCCGGCGGCCGCTGACGGATGATCTGATCGTCCAGTCGGCGGACATCACGAGCTACGCGGTCGCGGCCAGCATCACCACGTTCGCCGGCCCCGATCGCGCGATCGTGCTCGCCCAGTCCCAGGCGCAGGTCGAGGCCTATGTCGCCGAGAGCCGCCGGCTCGGCCGAGATATCACGCGCTCGGGGCTGTTCGCGGCGCTGCACTGCGACGGCGTGCAGAATGTCACGCTCACCAGCCCCGCCGCCGATATCGTCTGCGATCGCACCGAGGCCGCGTTCTGCACCGCGATCACGCTGACCTATGCCGGGCTCGGCGAATGATGCTGCTGCCGCCGAACGCCGGCCCGCTGGAGCGCGCGCTCGAGGCGGCGACCGCCCGGCTCGGAGCGGTGCCGTCTCCGATCGAGCCGCTATGGGATCCCGACCGCTGTCCGGTCGTGTTGCTCCCCTACCTCGCCTGGGCGTTGTCGATCGACGTTTGGGATCCCGACTGGCCCGAGGACGTCAAGCGCGCGCGGGTCCGCCGCGCCATCGAGATCCAGCGCGCCAAGGGGACGGTGCGCTCGGTCCGCGACGTCGTCGCCGCGTTTGGCGGCAGCATCGCGCTGCGCGAATGGTGGGAGACGACGCCGCGCGGCGATCCGCACACCTTCGCGCTGACCCTCAGCCTGTCGGGCGCCGCCGGCAGCGCGCCATCGGCCGCTTATGTCGATCAGGTGATCGCCGATATCAGCCGGACCAAGCCGGTACGCTCGCATTTCACCTTCACGCTTTCGGTCGATTCGACCGGCGCGGTCGGCCTGATCGCGGCGCTGCGCCCGGCGATCCATGCCCGGCTCAACGCCGGGGCGGGTGCCGCATGAACCGGGGGCGCGCGTGAGCGATATCGTCATCACCGTCACCGATGCCGGCCGGGCCGCGCTGGTCAATGCCGCGAATAACGGCACCGCGCCCGTCGTCATCGCCGCGTGCGGGATCTCCGCCACCGCCGTCGTCGCCACCAAGATCGCGACCACGCTCGCCGGCGAGAGCAAGCGGATCGCGACGCTGTCGGGCGACGTCGTCGCCGCCGACACCATCCACCTCATCGTCCGCGACGAGACCGCCGATATCTTCACCGTGCGGTCGCTTGCGCTCTACCTCGCCGATGGCACCCTGTTCGCGCTCTACGGCCAGGCCATGCCGCTCCTCGAAAAGACCGCCGCATCGGTGATGCTGCTCGCGATCGACATCCGCTTCGAGGATATCGACGCGACCGCCATCAGCTTCGGCGACGCCAACTTCCTCAATCCGCCCGCGACCACCGAGCGCCAGGGCGTGGTCGAACTCGCGACCGATGCCGAGGCGTTCGCCGGCGGCGACACTCAACGCGCGGTCACCCCGAGCCGGATGCTCGGCGCGGTCCGCGCCTGGCTCGACGCCCGCCTCGGCACCGACGCGCCCTCGGCCTTCGTCAAATCGCTGCTCGGCGCGGCGAGCGCGGCCGCGCTCCGGCTCGCCCTCGGAATCAAATCGGCCGCCCTCAGGGACGAGGGTGAGGGCGGCGGTCTCAACGCCGATCTGCTCGACGGCCGGCATGCTAGCGCGTTCGCATTGCTGTCAGGAGCGAGTTTTACCGGCCCGGTCACGGTACCGGACTCCTTCAGGGTCATTAAAGGAGACGGCACCGGCTACGTGCTGCTCTATCGCGGCGAAGCTGCGCGCACTGGCTACATTCAGTTCGGAACGGCGGCGGGCGGTGTTGCCGGCTACGTCGGCTTCGCGGCGCCGGATGGTCCGATCAATCTGAATTCTTTCAACGGCGGTGGTTTCGCGTTCACTGGCGGCCCAGTCGGTCTGCCGGCCAACGCATACACCACCATCGGTGCCGCCCGCATCCTCTCTGGCAACGGCTCCACGCACAATTATTTGCTGACTGGTTCGGCCGGTATGTTCTGGCGTAACCAGGCCGACGCCGCGACCGTCATGACCCTGACCAATGCGGGAGCGCTCGACGTTGTCGGGCCGATCACGCGGTCGGGTCTCAAGGTCTGGGATGCCGGCAATGACGGGGCCGGCTCGGGGCTCGATGCCGATCTGCTCGACGGGCGCCAGGCGGCCGAGTTCGCGCTGCTGAGCGGCGCGGCGTTCAGCGGCGCGCTGTTCGCGCCCTCGATCTCGGCCTCGGCGCCGGGAACCGGCTATGTGAGGATGCTGCCCGGCAGCAACGGCCGCAGCGGCGTCCTGCAGTTCCGTTCGCCGGCCGATGCCGCGCTCGGCTATGTCGGTTTCGCGGCGGCGGATGGTCCGATCAATCTGGCGTCGCAGAACGGCGCCGGATTCGCATTCAGCGGCGGCCCGGTCGATCTGCCGGTCAACGCATATATCACTGTCGGCGGCGCCCGCATTCTCTCCGGCAACGGCTCCACGCACAATTATCTCGTCACCGGCTCGATCGGCTTGTTCTGGCGCAACCAGGCCGACACCGCGACCGTCATGACCCTGACCAACGCGGGGGCGCTCGACGTCGTCGGGCCGATCACGCGGTCGGGTCTCACGGTCTGGGATGCCGGCAATGACGGGGCCGGCTCGGGGCTCGACGCCGACCTGCTCGACGGCCTCGAGGCGGCCGACTTCGTACGGCTCGCGCAATATGCCGATCGCAGTTTCGCCGCGGCGGGCTATCAGGTGCTGCCCTCGGGGCTGATCATCCAGTGGTGCCGGGGCGCTGTCATCGCCGCCGGCGAGGTCACGCAGAGCGTGACGTTTCCGATCGTGTTTCCGAACGCCTGCCTTGACGTCCAGGTGGCAACGCAGGTGCCGAACCACAACACCGATTACGACATGTGGTACCAGGTCGTCGGGGAGCCGACGAAAGCTGGCTGCACGCTCGCCCGGGCCTTTTCGGACTCCGGCTCGGGCTACAGCAGCACCGGCCGCGTCGTCGCGATCGGCTATTGAGGAGCCTCCCCGGATGACGCTTTACTACAGCCCGTCCGCCGGCGGTTTTCTGGACAGCGCGATCCACCAGCCGCTGCCGGGCGATGCCGTTGTCGTCACCGCCGCGCGCCATGCCGCGCTGCTCGCCGCTCAGGCCGAGGGCAGCACGATCGGCCCCGACGCCCATGGCGAGCCGGTCGCGCGCGTTCTCCAGCCCTCGGCGGAGGAGCAACTCGCGCGGCTGCGCGCGGCGCGCGACCGCCTGCTCGCGGCGAGCGATTTCACCCAGCTCGACGACGCTCCGTTCGACGCCGCCGAGCGCGGCGCCTGGCAGGCCTATCGGCAGGCGCTGCGCGATCTGCCGGCCACCTTCGGGGGCGGCGGCGACGTCGCCTGGCCGACCCCACCCGGCAAAAGAGGACCCGCCCATGAAGATTTCGATCGGCCAGTATGACGCGGCCTCCCGGACCGTCGCTGCCACCTTCCGCCACGGCGGCGTCACCCATCGCCGGGCGGTCAATGCCTGCCACGACGGCGCCGGTGGCTACGACAAGGCGGCCACCGCCACCCGGGTGGACGCCGTCGCGCGTGGCGTCGCGGTGAAGATCGCCGCCGGCGCCGTATCTTCCGCGCCGGCCGCCTGATGCGCCCCGACGGAGACGCCCGGGGGCTTGGCGACCTCATCCGCTTCGGCACGATCGCGTCGGTCGATCTGGCCGCCGCGCGCTGCACCGTCGCCGCCGGCGATCTGATCACGGGGCCGATCCGCTGGATCGAGCCACGGGCCGGCGCGACGCGCAGCTGGGCGCCGCCGAGCGTCGGCGAGCAGGTGCTGCTGATTTGCCCCGAGGGCGAGATCGCGGCCGGCGTCGCGCTGCGCGGCGTCTCCTGCGCGACTTATCCGCCGGCCGGCGACAGCGCGCGCGAGCTGATCGTGTACGACGACGGCGCGGTCCTCGCCTACGACCCCGAGGGCCATGCGCTCGAGGCGCTGCTCCCGGCGGGCGGCACCGTCCGCCTCGTCGCGCCCGGCGGCATCGCGATCGAGGGCAATGTCGCCATCACCGGCGACCTCACGATCAGCGGCGACGCGACCGCGAGCGGGATCAGCCTCGTCCATCACAAACATGGCGGTGTCCAGACCGGCGCCGCCGATACCGGAGACCCCAAATGACGACAGCCCAGCATGGCATCCGCGTCCAGGAAATCGACGGCGCCAACCCGATGCCGCCGGCGTCGGCCACCGCCCCCACGATCCTGTCGGCGGGCGCCGGCGCGATCACCGAAGGCATGCCCTATGCCGTCACCCTGGTCGCCGACGTCCCGGTGGTGTTTCTCAAGCTCGACGGCGCGGCTTTCACTCTCTCGGGGGCGCGCCTGTTGCTGCCGCCGCAGCATTATGACGCCGGGGCGGACATTGTGTCCTGCCAGCTGCGCGCGGTCGACCGCGAGGGTAACGCCACCGATTTCAGCCACGCCGTCACCATCCTCGCCGCCGACGCCCCGCTCGCGCTCGATGGCGTCGCGCCCGATGGCGTCGCCGGCGGCGCCTGGTTCTTCCGTCTCACTGCCAGCGGCGGCACGCCGCCCTACCGCTACAGCCTTGCCGCCGGCGCCCTGCCCATCGCCGAGACACTCGACCCTGAGAGCGGCCTCGCCGCCGGCGCGCTGCTCGCCGCCGGCAGCTACCAGTTCACAGGCCAGGTCGAGGATGCCGACGGCGCGACCGCGACGCACCTCTTCAGCGTCGACGTGGCGGAGGCTGGTGGCGGCGAGCCCGCCGAGCCGGCGATCACTTCGGCGCCGACGATCGCGGGCGAGCCCGGCGGCATTCTGACCCGCACCTATGGCGCGTCGGAAAATGGCACGGACTCCGGCTACTGGAGCCTCGACGGCACGCCGATCGACCCGGCCGAGACAGGGGCCACGCTCGACGGTAGCGTCTATCGTGGCAGCGTCACGTTCACCCAGATCTGCACCGGCGCCGAAGGCACGACCCCGGCGACCCGCACGTCCGCGGCATTCGACAACAGCGAGCCGGCTGTCGACGGCCCGACCATCGACACCGCGCCGACGATTGCGGAGAACGACGGCATCCTCACCGCCACCTTCGGCGCGACCAGCAATGCGACCGGCTCGACCGGCGAATGGTATCGTGATCTGATGCCGACCGGCGTCACCACGATGACGCTCGCGGCCTCCGAGTGGCCGGGGTCGATCACGTTCGTGCAGAAGGCCACGGGACCGGGTGGCGTCGCCTATCGGACGAGCGCGGCCTACGATAACGGCCTGGCCGCCACCGATCTGATGTCCGACGACTTCGATCGCGACGATGCGACAGGGCAGGCGATCATCGGCGATAAGGGCTGGGTGCTCGACGGTGCCGACGCGACGACGCGAGACCTGTATAAGATTGTTAGCGGTCAGCTAAAAATGGGGCCGGGTGCCGGCGTCGCGGTCGATGGCAGCCTCGCCACGCTCTATTACGATACCGAGACGAGCGCGCATGGTGTCCGCTACACAATATTCGACACTTCGCCCGCGTCGCAGCACCAGCCGCGCATCATCCTGCGCCGTAAAGACGATCAGAACATGGTCGCGGTCTACGTCAATGGCACCACGTCCGGCGGCCAGTACGCCTACGTCGCGGCGCGCACGATCCTTAACGGGGCGTGGAGCGGCAACGCCAACAATATGAACCCCGGCGGTGGTGTGGTCGGGCAGGTGCTCGCCTTGGCGATTCCCGCTCTGTATGTCGGCATGAAGCTGGACTTCAGCGTCACGCCGGATCACCACATACATGTCAAGGTTGACGGTGTCGAATACGGGCTCGGCGCAGAGAGCGACTGGACGGCTGCGGAGCCATCGCCCAACGACGACGTGTCCTGGGTCATCCCGGCGGGCGTCCTGCGCGACGCCGACGCCACTGGCGCGGGGCTGATCGGCTCTGCCACCGTCAGCCACACGCTCCCTGCCGATGACGTGACGATCTACGCTTACTCCGCGCCGTTCATCACCAGCGTGACCGGTGCATCGAACTGGCCGGACGTGTTGACGATCGACGCGACTGTATCCGGTCACGCCGGCCCCTTTGAAGCCGCGCTGATGGCGGCGGACGGCACGCCGCTGATCTCCCGTCGCGCCGTTACCGATCTGGGGGGCGGGTCATTCCGCCTCGAATCGGATGCCCCGATCGCGGAACAGGCCGGTGCGGCTCTACAAGTGTGGGCGGGAAGCACGGGCGACGGCGCGGCCGAGGTAATGGACGTGCCGTCGAGGATCGCGCGCGAGCGGGTGACGGCTTTGCCGCTTGGCCTCAACATGGACAGCGCGCTGCAATGGTCGGACAATCAGTTTTTCTATGACCTGATGTGGCAGTCCGAGTGGCGCACCGAAGGCAATAAATACATCATGCCGCGCGACGCGGACACCGCCAATCGTTATTACACATCCGACGACGGCCTGAACGGCACCGTCAAGATGGACTATGACGGCCGCATTTACGCCGACAACAGCCTCGACCTCACCAGTTATACGCTGTTTCTGCCTGGGTATACGCACCCCGATTATGCGGGCACCTACAACGTCACCCTCGCGCCGCACGTCGTAGTGAACAGTGTTGACGGACGGGGCATCAAAGACTGGTCCTACGACAGCGAAACCGGAACCGGCACGCTCACCCGCGAGGCGGGATCGGTCACGCTTACGACCATCGACATCGACGCGACCACGATCCCGCCGGGCGGCCTGCTGCCGTCGATCCGCAAGGCGGGATCGACCGGCATCGCTACCCCGGTCCTGATCGACACCGTTAAGGCGATGACGGCCGGCGGGCCTTTGCGCTTCATGTCGGATCGCGGGACCAATAGCGCGTCGATGATCGGCGATACCGCGCGTGCCTTCGACCAGCGCACACCGGCGAAGCGCTGGACGGGCTTCGTCTCGCAGGGGCCGATCTGCCGCGAGCTGATGGTGGAGATCGCCAACCAGTGCGGCCGCGATCTCTGGTATAACTGGATCATCAACGAGGATATGGCGACCGTCGCCGATGACGTTGCCTATATCGCCGCGCACCTCGATCCAGGGCTCAAACTCTATATCGAGCGCTCGAACGAGCCGTGGAATCTGCAATTTCCGCAGTATAGAGCCTATTCGCTGATCGGCGCGCGGATGGGGCTGGGTGATCCGAACCTCACGACGACCGCCGAAGCGACGCCACAGACGGTGATTGACGCCGCCACGACCGATCGTTGGGTAAGCGGTCGTGTGCTCAAGGTGGCGATGACGGCCGGCGAGTGCGTGACCGACAACCAGCACTGGACCTATCGCGCCAGGCAGAATCTTGCCATCGGCACGCCCCTGCCTGCCGCCAAGGTCGCGGTATCGCCGAGCGATCCAAATTGGGAGGCGGTCTATAAAGGCTGGGTCAACAAGGACAATCCGGGCGACACCGATAATACCGGCATCCTCGCGTACAACCGCGCCCGGGCGTGGGACAACAAGCGCACCTGGGTCGCCGCTCGTGCGGCATGGGCGATCGCCGGGCGCAACCCGACGCACATCATCCCGGTCTACAACGTCCAGTCTGGCGAGACATTCAGTGGCGGCGATCTGTTCGAGTGGGACGATCTCTGGCAGGAACTGATCGGCGGTTATGTCGCGGCCCCGTCCTACTGGCTCGACAATTACGGCGATTATAAAAAGACGGACTACCCGCTCGACAAGAAGGATCTCATCTACACCGACATGCCGGCGGCGCTCGACTATTTCTTTGAGCATTATGCGATGGATGCCGCGGTCGGCGCGGTCGATCGGCACTGGTTGCTCAAGCAGGCGCTCAGGGCGTGGCTGACCGGCAAGGGGGTGAGCGGCGACGCGATCGGTCTAGCCTCTTACGAAGGTGGCAACTGGCACTTTACGCTCAGCGGCTGGCCAGAGCAGGTCGGAGCGTTCAACCCGGCCGTTGGGGCTAAGCCGTATCAACTGGTGGTCGGTTCAGACGAAAAGACCTACCGGGCTAAGGGTAGCGATGTGCCCGCCGGCGCCGGCAATGCGCCCCCGAACGCGACCTATTGGGATGAGTATTGGGATAAGGCGACAACCGACGCGCAGCGTGCCAAGCCGGTGTGGGACGTGACCACATTCTTCCGGGCGCTGATGACCGACGAGCGCTTCGGCGAGGTCGAGAAGGCGCTCTTCGATCGCTGGAACCGCAAGATGCCCGACTCGCCACTGACGGTGTTCAACCTCGGCACAAGACGGCCCGACAACACCACCAGCACGTACCAATATTGGGGCATGCTGTTCTCCGCGACCGATACCGATGTGTCGGGCGGCCCGAACACCAACTGGCGCTATAAGGCTCTGACCGAGGCGGCAACCGCGATTGCGGATGGCGAGCCGATCATCGCGGACTAGGCGAACGCAGCCTGACGCCGTCGCATTGCCGCGCCGACCAGCCCGAAGCCCGCGATCATCAGCGCCCAGGTCGCGGGCTCGGGGACAAACCCCACGATATTGCCCTCGAATTTCGTGCCGAATTTTATTGATGGTGTGCTTTCGAACGGGGTGTCCGATGTCCTGGCGACCAGCAAGGTAATCGCCCCGACCTGATCGGCACCGCCGTATCGATTCACGTCGTGAAATTGAACGAACGCGCTATCGGCAGGCCCGAAAATGGAGTACCACTCTCCGTCGTCCGGCAGTCTCGACCAGTCGAATGATGCCCATACAGAGGTGTAATACGGTCCTCCGAGATCTTCCCATAATGATATGCCATTAGAGTTGTAATATGATGTATACCAGTTTCCATTATATCCTATTGAAAGGTTTGGCGCTTCTGTGTCGATAGAGACAAAGCCTGATGTATTCATTTCGAAGCGCTGCGAGGTAATGCCGTCGGGATCGAACGAGGCGACATATGAGCCTGACCCGGCAAAAGCGACTTCCAAATACCTCGCAGCCTGCGCGCTCCCCGCCCACAGCATCGTGCTCGCGGCCAACGCCGCCGCTAGAATCTTCCGCATTCGATCGCCCCTACCTTAACACGGCAAAGACCAAGCATTTTTCGTGCCATGTCAGGGTTAACCATGAGTCGCGGAATCTGGCGCCCGGTCGATTGTAAAGTCTGCCGACGGACTCTTGCAGTCCGGCTTCGGCTCTGGTCTACTTGTGTTACGGATACGCAATGATGAAGGGAGAGCGCATGGCGGCGGCGGTGGTGAGCGGCGCGGTGGCCCGAATCGCATCGGCGCTCGATCAGCTCGATCAGGCCGCGCGGGCGATCCGGTGCGAAGCGCGCCGCCTCAGCTGCTCGCCGGTCGCTCCGCCCCCGCCAGAGCCGCGATCCGACGACGGGACGCCGGCCAGCGACGGAGAATTGAGACAGCTCGCGAGGCAGCTTTATCGCGAGCGCCGCCAGCGTGATAAATTGTGTCTCGGCGATTTCGGCGAACCGGCCTGGGACCTGATGCTCGATCTCTATTCGACCGGGCGCACGTCGGTGACCAGCGCGAGCATCGCCGCGTGCGTGCCGGCCACCACAGCGCTGCGCTGGATGCAGTTGATGGTGCGCGAGGGCCAGCTGGTCCGCACGCCCGATCCCGATGACGGCCGCAAGGTCAATGTCGAGCTGAGCGCGATCGCGCGGGCTGGTCTGACTACATATCTGCGGCGGGTATTGGCGGATCGCCGCCGAGGCTGAGGATCGCGTCATTGATGGCGATCGCGGCACGATGCTGGCCCAGGCGGTCGGCCATCGCCAGACAGTCCTGCAGGCGGAGGATGAGCTCCGCGATCTGGGCGAGAGTTTCCACTTTGTCCAACTCGAATTTCCTCGGATTTGGCGCGCCCATATAGGCGGCGTCAGCCGAACACAAGCTGAACCGGCGTCGGTTTGGAGATATGGCGGCGGCCGCGATAGTCTGGCGGGAAGTGCAACGCGGTGACCACGGGCGGAGAATCGCCACAATTAAAGAGACTCTTCAATAGTTTGAGTAATGCTCCCGGTACGATTATTCCCGTGCTGGCATCGGTGAACAGCGATAGACGATGGCCCCTTGCACGGCGGCCGCCGTTGTAGAGCCGGGGCTCTACAACGCAGCGCCCGCGCGTTGTGCGGCGGCGCGCGCCACGATCACGGCGCGATGCGTCATACTCCCTCTTCGCGGAGGCCCTCGGGCGTCTGCCTCGTCATCTGCCACGCCTGGCTGCTCGCCGGCGCGGCCGCGCTGATCGCCTGGGGCGCTGCGCTGCTCGCGGCGAGGGCATTGGCATGATCGGCATGGATGCCGCCACCGGCGCGCCGCTCGCGGGGGACGCCCATCTTGCCCAGTCGATCGGCGACATCCTCTCGACGCCGATCGGCACGCGCGTGATGAGGCGGGACTACGGCTCCGCCCTGTTCGATCTGATCGACGCGCCGGTGAACGCCGCCACGCGGATCAGGATGTACGCGGCCACCGCGATGGCGCTTCGGCGCTGGGAGCCCCGTCTCGCGCTCCGCCGCGTCGCGATCGAGCCGGGGGTCGGCGCCGGCGCGCTCACCGTCACGCTCGAGGGCAACCGGACCGATCGGCCGGCGCCCAACAGCTTCGCCCGCCTCACCCTTCCGCTGCGCCTCGGCGCGGCGGCCTGAAACAGGAGCATAGCGCATGCCCGTTGCCGCCCTCGACCATGGTATCCGCGTCGCGGAGATCCTCTCCGGCACCCGCCCGATCCAGCAGATCGCCTCGGCGATCATCGGCCTGATCGCGACCGCGAGCGACGCCGACGCCGACGCCTTCCCGCTCGACAAACCGACGCTGGTCACCGACGTCCGGTCCGCCCTCGGCAAGGCGGGCGAGGACGGCACCCTCGCCCGCGCGCTCGATGGCATCGCCGACCAGGCGTCGCCGATCATTGTCGCGGTCCGTGTCGAGGAGGGCGAGGATGCGGCGGCGACGACGGCCAACGTCATCGGCGGTACCGCCGGCGGCAGCTACACCGGCGCCCAGGCGCTGCTCGCGGCCGAGGCCCAGCTCGGCGTCCGCCCCCGGATCCTCGGCGCGCCCGGGCTCGATACCCAGGACGTCGCCAACGAACTGATCACGATCGCGCAGCGGCTGCGCGGCATGGCGTATTGCGCGGCGATCGCCGACGACGTCGCCGAAGCCATCACCTATCGCGACAATTTCGGCGCCCGCGAGCTGATGCTGATCTGGCCCGACTTCTCGGCGGGCGGCGGTGACGCGATCGCCCGCGCGCTCGGCCTGCGCGCCGCGATCGACCAGCAGACCGGCTGGCACAAGACGCTTTCCAACGTCGCGGTCAACGGCGTCACCGGCCTTTCGAAAGACGTCTTTTTTGATCTCCAGAGCGCCAACAACGACGCCGGGTTGCTCAACGCCGCGCCGGTCACCACCCTGATCCGGCGCAACGGCTTCCGCTTCTGGGGCAACCGGACCTGCTCCGATGAGCCGCTCTATGCCTTCGAATCGACGGTCCGCACCGCCCAGGCGCTGATGGACTCGATCGCCAACGGCATCGACTGGGCGGTGGACAAGCCGCTCAACGCCGGCCTGATCCGCGATATCATCGAGACGATCAACGCCGATTTCCGGGCGCTCCGGGCGCAGGGGCGGATCATCGACGCCGGCGCCTGGTTCGACCCGGCCAACAACGCCGCGACCGATCTCGCCGCCGGCCGGCTCGTGATCGACTACGACTACACCCCGTGCCCGCCGGCCGAGCTGATCACGCTCAACCAGCGCCTCACCGACAAGTATCTCGCCACCATCGGCAGCGGCCTCGCCAGCTGATCATCGCGCGCCAGAAAGGATCGACCATGGGCCTTCCCTCGAAACTCAAGAATTTCATCGTCTCGTACAATGGCGGCCCGCTGCTCGGCGAGGCCACCACGATCAAGCTCCCCGTCCTCAGCCGCGACATGGAGGAATATCGCGGCGGCGGGATGAGCGGCCCGGTCAAATGGGACAAGGGCATGAAGGCGATCGATTTCGAGCACGAATATGGCGGTCTCGTCCCCACCCTGTTCACCGGGTTCGGCGCCGCCACCCACGATTCCGAACTGATCCGCTTCGCCGGCGCCTACCAGTCCGACAGCACCGGCGCGATCGACGCGGTCGAGGTCGTCGTGCGCGGCCGCCATGAAGAGATCGATCCGGGCGACAGCAAGGCCGGCGATGACAGCAAGACCACGATCAAGACCGCGTGCAGCTATTACAAGCTCTCGGTCAATCGCCGCGTCCTCGTCGAAGTCGATTTCCTGAACATGATCGAGATCATCGACGGTGTCGACCGCCTCGCCGAGCAGCGCGCCGCGCTGCTCCTCGCCTGATGGTCCAGTGTTTCCCTTCAGCGCCGACATCTATCGCCAGCTCGCCGAGCTCCCGCCCGAGCAGCACCCGCGCCTCTGTCGGCGCTGCGGCTGGGACGAGTGGACCGATCAGCCCGATCGCGAGGGCAACGATACCGCCTGGTCGGCCGAACACCCCGAATATTGCACGCGCTGCGAGCAGGACCTCGCCCGGACGGGGAGGCTCTGATGCCCATCCACGATCAATGGTGCCGCTGCCGCCAGTGCAAGCCGCCATTTCCGCCGACGCCGCTTGACGGGGGTCGGCCCGCCGACCGCGCGCGGCGCGCCCGCGCCCTCATGTCCGCGACGCCACTCGTCATCGGCGGCGTGCTGCTCGGCCTGATGCTC